GCGACCATGCACGCGCTGGCAAACGAACCGCTACAGGGCGAAGCCGCCCACACCGGCAACATTATGGAGATTTTTTAAATGAGCAAACGCAGGAACCGCACGCGTACGCAGCCCGTGCAGCAGCAACAGATGACAGGCGGCCCAGCGGCGGAAGCGTTCACCTTTGGCGACCCCGTACCGGTGCTGGACCGACGCGAGCTGCTGGACTACGTGGAATGCGTGGTGATGGATAAATGGTATGAGCCGCCGGTGAGTTTTGACGGGCTGGCGCGCACGTTCCGCGCCGCCGTGCATCACAGCTCGCCGATCAACGTGAAGCGCAACATCCTGACCAGCACCTTCATTCCGCATCCGTTGCTGAGCCAGCAGGCGTTTAGCCGCTTCGTGCAGGACTATCTGGTGTTTGGTAATGCCTATCTGGAAAAGCGCACCAACAGGCTCGGCGGCGTGCTGGCGCTTGAGCCGGCACTGGCTAAATTCACGCGACGCGGCACCGATTTAGACACCTACTGGTTCGTGCAGTACGGCATGAACACGCAGCCTTATGAGTTCACCAAAGGCAGCGTGTTTCACCTGATGGAGCCGGATTTAAATCAGGAGGTTTACGGCCTGCCGGAATACCTTTCGGCGATCCCGTCTACCCTGCTAAACGAGTCGGCAACGCTGTTCCGCCGCAAATACTACCTGAACGGCAGCCACGCCGGTTTCATCATGTACATGACCGACGCCGCTCAGAATCAGGAAGACGTGAACAATATCCGCCAGGCAATGAAAAGCGCCAAGGGGCCGGGGAACTTCCGCAACCTGTTTATGTACTCGCCTAACGGGAAGAAGGACGGGATTCAGATCATCCCGCTGTCAGAAGTGGCGGCTAAGGATGAGTTCCTGAACATCAAGAACGTGAGCCGTGACGACATGATGGCCGCGCACCGGGTGCCGCCGCAGATGATGGGGATTATGCCGAATAATGTTGGGGGGTTTGGGGATGTGGAAAAGGCGAGCCGAGTCTTTGTTAGGAACGAATTAAAACCTCTTCAGCGAAGAATTAGCGAGATGAATGATTGGATCGGAGAGAAAATCATTTCATTCGAAGAGTATATTTTGGGAAGCAGCAATTAACATATTCTGATAAAAGCCCAGAAAACTGGGCTATGTACAAAATTAAAACGGCACATCATCATTTGGGGCAGTATTCGTGTAGTTTGGGGGCTGTATAACGGCCTCCTTGACATCATCATTTGCACTATCAATAGAGGTAATGAATTCTTCAGTTATTTCTTTTTCTAAAGCTTTATAACTTGAACCCATCATCATTTTATAATGAGCCATATGGTCGCCGTGCTCAAAAACCCTCTGAAAAATATTCATGTATTTTCTCGCCGCCTCTTCATCCAATGATGTAAATAGATCATCACCTGAGAAATGCGAACCATCATTAATCCATGAAACCAAAGAGTTAAATATAATCTTTTCATGCCCATCAAAATTACTTTCAAGTTTCCTCACATCCATACCACCAAGTATCTTGAAGTAATTTTCAAGTATCCTTCTTAAGGTGTTTTGAATAGTTGAGCAATTAATTCTATCCCCACGCAATTCGCTCCATAATAAATCATAAGACGTTTTAATCGGGTTGACCAGGTGCTTTTCAACATAAGATATTTTATCTCTTTTTCTTACAACCCAAAATGACTCATCACTCATAGCCGCATCCAATGACCTTTTAATATTGAATGTGAGCTCCTTGTGAAAATAAATATTATGGGTCAAGAAAAACATTTGTTTAATAGCCCCTATACCTTCCCTCACTTCATTTATGATATTTTTCATTAAGGAGGTAACTATGAATAAGATGTCGCTATCAAGACTTGAAATTGGATCATCAAAAACAACAATACGCTCACTTAGAATCCCTGAAGAACTATTACTTCCTTTTATTAAATTATAGAAATAAAGGAACGTTATAAATGTCTTCTCACCTTCACTTAACGTTTTACTTGCATCAACCCCACCATCCCTGACAATAAGATAATGACTCCTATCATTTGATGGCAGTAACTTGAAGTTTTTAAAACCAAATGATCTTAACAGGCTATTTATAGCCGAAATAGTAGGAAGAACACTTGTCTGCTTTGACTCCTCCTCTTCTAAATTCCGTTTCAACTGTTCTATTTTCTGTTGTGATGCTGTAATTCCACTCCTTAACCCGTTAATTTTACTTTCTAATCTATTTTTCGAATCATGATATTTTTTTAGAGAATCCTTTAGCTCATTCTTAACGATAAAGGCCCAAATCTCTTTGCAAAGCTTTTGTGTTTCAGCAATCTTATTATTTGCAAGTGCATTATTATCTATAATTTTTTGGTTAGCATCTTTAATAAGATTAAGTACATCCTTGCAAGCCTCATCAATATCAGAAAAGTAAACAGGCTCACTTAGCAACTTAACTTTCTTATCAATTTCTAAAAAGTTGGCTGATATTTGAGATGATAGCACCTCTACTTTATCATTGAACTTATCCCGATCTAAAAAAACACTATTTGACAGCTGAATTAAATTAGCATAAGTAACAAAATCATCATAATGTGATTTATACATTTCCTTTAATCTTAATATCTCATCCTTCTTGATATTATAATCCGCATCAAAATACTCTGATAAGTCCTCTAATAATCCACCATTAGTTTCCTGCTGACAAAAAGGGCATAATGGAGCTGATTTATCATAATATTGAACTCCTTCCTTAACCCAATCACTATTATTTAAGACTTTGATTAAGTCAGCAATGCCCACATCTTTTTTTCCTAATATCCTTTCCTTCCAAATTATATTTGAAGTTATATTAGAAAAACCTGAAAGATCCGGAGATGGAAATGAATTATACAAAACCAATTCTGTTTTAAAAAGCTTTTGACTTTTATTTAAAAGTTCATCATGGGTTAAGATTGCTTCTTTGTTTGAAGCATGCTCACTAATCACTTTATGTTTAAATTTCTCAGCGCTATTTCTAAATCCCTCAAAAGCTTTTTGAAAATTATTGTCATGCTTAATCTTTTGCTTCCAACAATCTCCTTTAAAATTTTCTTCTAATTCTGCCAACTCCTTAATAGCACCTTTATCTTGTTCATTACCATCTAGTATTAACTGCTTTCTTACTAATGAATCTTGCTCCTTTAACTTTTCTTTATTTAATTTTTCAATCGTCTCCTCGATTCCTTTAGCATCGCTACCTAATGTGAAAATCCCTTTTATTTTATCTTGACTAAAGTTACTATCTACAAAATCGCGATTATAAACAAAAGGTATTAATTTCGTTCCGTTCTTCCACTTTAATGAACAGGTTGGAAACGAATGCTCGTCATTTATAATTTTGCTAATAGTAGTTTTTCCAGCCCCATTAGCCCCGTAAAAATAATTAAATTCTTTTAGTTGTTCCAATTTCTGTTGTTCGCCATCGTAGGAACCAACTTTATCAATATTGATTTCTTCTATCACTATACAAATCCTTTTAGGCAGCGCTTAGGAACATTCCTAAACCAGAAAACCTTAAATAGAATTCATGTAACAATTAATTTCAATATGGTTATTTATACAGTGCATTGTATAGATACAGCTTGACTAAGTAATACTTGCGCGCGCTCGTACCCCCGCCACGCCTGCCCGCTTTATGATGCGGTTTTCATGCACCTGCATGACATAAACGAAAGCCCGCCAGAACTGGCGGGCCGAGGGTAAAGCGATCCTTTTCGGATCATGCGAATTCATGCGGCATAGTCATGCACTCTTCACTCCAGTTTGAAGTCGTCCACAGAAGCTGGTTTGTGGGCGCCAAATCCTTCCGCTTCATCCATAAACTCCATGCCTTGCCGCAAAGAAACGGGATACGGAATCTCAAACATGAAAACGAAGTCGTAGGTTTTGCCAAGCCAGTAGCCCCCGCCACACTCTTTCGGCCGTTGGAAAAATACCCATTCACCTGGCTTGTAGTAAGCGAGCACCTCACCTCGGTAAACGATCTGGAATTTTTCGGGACTTTTAGCCATAACTTAACGCCTCGCAACTCTCGTTATGTTCGGACTCACCTTCCGTAAGCATCCCGGCCTGATTCGTAGTTTCCATCCGATCACATCTCGCAACCCATAACACCTGAGAAAACTACTCAGAAGCGTGCATCAAGCGTGAATATTCGTGGCTTCTGACTTTTCGCATCAGCTCATCAGTCAGCTCAGACACCCACTGAATGGCAAGCTGCTTCTCGTCATCCGTGCAATCACTAGCAGCAACAAGTTTCATAAATAAATCAATACGCTGGAGCTTCATTGACTCCAAAAAATAATCTTGCATATTCCCTCCGCACAATGAACAACTGTTTATACGTACAGTATATTATGAGTTTCGAAATGTGAAATGTTTTTTTACCTTCCGTGAGAAATCCTCTGGATTAATCAGATGGTTATCTTTTGTTCCTGAAGCCTACCGTTTCGGTAATAAAGCCGCATTCGCGCACCTGAATTTAGGCTGCATCCTCTGGAAAGGAGGCTGATTTCTTCCTCATGCCCCTCAAAACCACGGGCTTTTAGTTCCAGCTCTAACCGCCGGCGCTCCGGCCCCGTACAGTTATTGACAGAACTCCAAGGGGCGGCGATGCCGCCAGAAGGGCCAGCCTCCGCTGATGCGTCGGCTAATTTGGCAACGGCTTCCCACTTCACCAGACGTGTGAATACTTCAGAATCCTGATAGTGAGGCGAGTAGATACCCTGCACGCGCTGCACGTCTTCGGCGTACTCGTTGCCCATTTCGGTGATTTCATAGCAGAGGCGGATCACCAGATCATCACGCGCTACCAGCGGGCCACCCTGCGCCATGGTGTAAGACGCCCAGCAGCTGGCAACAGAAGCAGATGCCAGCACGGCGTCCATCTTCTCGTTCGGTAGACGTGTATCGCCGAGGCGGCGCAGCTCACGCCAAACCGTAACCGGCGCACCGCCGATCTGCTGGAACTGGCGAATACGCCAGCGCGATGCCCACGCACAAACGGCCTTAGCCATATCACGCATGTTGGAGCCGGTTTCATCGTCCTTTTCGCCGTCCATTGCGAAGCCGTCGATGTTCTTCGAGATGTATTTAGCGATGTAACCCGTGGCGCTGCCTTTGGTCGGGTCGATAGGTTCAACGTGGAAACGCGCTTTGCGTGCCTGCGGCGTGTTCAGCTCGTCGGCGTCTTCTTTGCTGGCATGCTCACGCATGATCTGCTGCACACGCTCGCGATGCTCCGGCAGCATAAACAGCAGCATGTGCCAGTGTGGCGTGCCGTCGTGATGAGGCTCAACGACGCGAAAGCCGAAAACATGGATTTCTTCGCGTGACAGGGCTGCGCGGATGCGCGCCCAAACACGGCATAAATAGCGCTGCGTATCGCGTGGGCTTGAGCCGTTCCATTTGGTAATGAAGCCGCCCTGGCTATAAACGGAGTGATAACGCGACGGCGCGGTGATCGTATAAAAGTCCCCTACGCAGCCGGTATCGTTGGCTATGTCTTCAAAGCCGCGCATTCTGGTCATCAGCTCACGGCGGCGCATGGCCGGGTTCGCGGTGCTGCGGTTGACCATCTCATCCATCGCGACACGATCACCGGTTTCTTTGTTCATCAGGTCGTATCGTTTGAAGAACTCGCGGTTGCGTTTCTTCTGCTCAACCCATTCCGCCAGTGTGCTGCGTGAAACGTAAGGTGAAGCTGATTTTTGCACCTGCCCAACGGCGATTGCCATGTGCTCGCGTTGAAGATCGCGCATCTGTTTAAGACGACCGCGCCACCACTCTGGCGCCATCATGCGTAATAAGCCGGATTGCGCCTTGCGCAGCGTTAGCTCACCTTTGCAGGCTTTGAACTCCGCCCAATATGGCGGCTGCGTGCCGGTCAATGCGGCCAGTTCAGCAACATAGCGATACGCAATGCAGGTTACGGTCTGCTCGTCTGCTTCCTGCGGCATAGAGGTTTTATCAACAAACTCAGCCAGGCTAAGCGAAAGATAGGATGCGACTTTATAAGCCAGATCGCGCACTTCCTGCCGGTCAAGCGTGGGCAGACGATCAAGCTGCTTTATGAACGGCAATTCATGTTGAGCGGCTTCATCAAGACGATAGCGACTGCGAACCAGCTGCAGGCGTGGCAATACGTTCTGGCCGATAGTTTGGCGCAAAAACGCATTGGCCCGACGGCGGCCATTATTTGCTGAGAGGATTTTGCTGTAGCGATCGGCAAAGTAACCGGCCAGATAATCCGGCATATTTTGCAGATATTGGCTGCGCCAGTTGTGGTCCTCTGGATTCACATTCCAGAGACGGCGCTCAGAAAGGGACATATCCGACGGAGCGGACATGCCAAAGACTTCACGCCGCTGCTGATTTACGGCGTGATATTCACCAGTAAGGAGATCAGAAAGGCTTTCAGACATGCTCAGCCTGAAGTTCAGCCAGCTCTTGCAATGCAGCCACTACCAACTCGGCAATGCGGCGGTTTTCCGCCACAAAGCCTGCGGTTGTGTTCATCTGGCCACGCAATACACGGCGACCAATGACATCAGCAGCCAGATCGCGCATCAAGAGCACTTTCGACTCATACACGGCGATGGTTTGCGGCACGCGCTGACGGACGCCATCAATCTCAAGCCAGCTGAATTTCTCTAACACCAACTGTTGCGGCTTGCCCGGCTCACTAGATTTCAACGCGCGCACTGCATAGCGGTCATCAATCTGGACTCTCAAAGCGCGGCCCCTTTGAAATGCACGCTTTTCAATTCGCTGATTTCTTTGCAGGTAACGCACAGCTCGACACCCGGCAGCGCGCGGCGCCGTGCTTCCGGTATTGCTGCATCACAAGACAGGCAAAAAAACTCACTCGCACCTGCAGGACGGTGAATAGCCGATGCCAGATTGCGCGCCAGTTCTTCTTGAACGCGCTGCTGAACCAGATCCATTGAGTCGGCCATTAGTGCAGCTCCCGTGATTGGTTTTCGAAGCGTGCAGATTCTTTGTCTAGCAGTTCGATAATTTCAGCAGCTGACATTTCTTTGTTTCTTGCGTGAATTGCTAATGCAGCCAGGCGAACGGATACGGCCAGCGCATCATCTGATCGCTGCTCACTTTTGGCCTTACTCAGCATTCCGTTTAGCACTTCCGCATCGGCTTCAAAATTTCGAGTTTCAATATTTCGCATTTATCTTTCTCCATAATTTGGGCAAAAGAATGCCCGGCGGGTTTACGCCATTTAATTTCTTTGGGTTAATTAATTTGGAAGCGTTAGCTTCTTGGGAAATAAACTCACGACTGCGCGAAAGTGATTCATTGCACCTATCAGCGCGGTAATTTCGTCACTCGTCAATTCACTGTATTCAACGTTGTGACGTTCTTTATTGATGTTTGCCAAAAAGAAAATGGCGCTCATCGCTCGGTTATTTTGTTCGTACTGTGGATCACGAGTATTACGCATATCACTGATGAACCGCTTTAGCTCATTTCCACAATCGCCGTACATCATGGTACGTAGTGCCGCGATATGATTAAGCGCGCTAACTCGCTGCCCAGCGCTCATTTGAACAGTGATGCTTTCAGCTTTGTAAGCCATGTCGCTTTTTTCCTGTTACCGGTTAAACCTGCCAGCAGTTCGGCTTGAGAGTTTGCCGGATGCCAGCGCCTACCATTTTCAACTGCGATCCAGCCGTGGCCGAATGCGTGTGAAGGGCTTTGCCGTTTTAGAAGCGGCGCAACTGAAAACGCCATAACTACACAACCCCTATTGATGCGCCGATACCGCTTAACACATCTGCAGTGCCAGCCATTGCAGGGTTTGAATGCACGCGCGTTTGAACGGCTATCGCAGCTAAGGTCAGGCAGCGAATGCCGGCGTTAACGTTCTGCACAAATCCGCGTCGGCAGGCCGAGGTAAATTTCTTCTGGCTCACGATGCCGGCGGCTAACTGCCCTACTTCGGCGGTAGCTTTGAGAACATAAGCCGGTAAGTTCTCCTGTGATACCTCGTTGACTGGCACGCATGGCAGGCATTGCAGTTGAGCCAATGCACCATCAACCAGCGTTGAGTCTTCCGTAAGGTCGGTCAGGATCAGCATTTCACGAACGGTAAGCTGATGGACCTGCTCCGGGTTGAGCTTGTTACGGATAGTTTGCGGATTAAGCCCCGCCTTTTTAGCCAGCTGTATGATGTTGTGTTTCGCAGAAAACGCGCGACACGCTTCATCAAAATGGCTGTGTGTGGAGACACTGAAATCAAACATGCTTAATACCTCACGTTATCCCAATATGGATGCATCAAGCCTGCATTGTGATTTCACAGCCAGCAGCGGCTTCGATAGTGAGAGCAACCATGTTGATTTCGATAAGTCCGTTTAAGCCCTCTTTCTTCCTGATGGGCAAACGGTTCTCGCGATACATCTGGCGAACGGTGCCTTCCTTGTAACCTGTGCGACGGCAGAACTCTTCAACAGTAATGTACGGTTCCGAAATCACGAGATTGATTGATGGGCGCATTGAAAGTTTACGGGTCATGATGCAGTATTCCTCGGTTTAGGTATTAGATCTCACTATTAAACGCTATTCATCTCATCACAGACCGAAGAATAGGATCACAAATCGGATATGTCAACGAAAGAAAACACAAATCGCCACGATGCGAAAGTGGTTCGTGAAGCGGTAGAGAGTAACCGGGGCGGCAAAGATGCGATTCTTCGCTTGGTTGAAGCGTACGGATTTAGCAGCCGTCAGGCGCTATGCACCCATTTGGGCGTGTCGCAAAGCACGTTAGCCAACCGTTCAGCCCGCGATACCTTCCCTGCTGACTGGGTGATCATCTGCCATGTTGAAACGGGAGCATCGCTAACTTGGCTTACAACAGGTAAAGGCGCACGCTTTATGGAAGTAGAGGAATCCCGTGTTGTGATTGCCTCACACAAGAAAATCTCAAATGGGATTTTAGAAGTCATGGATGATTTCATTCTGGATAAAGCATCACTACCCGAAGGCTTGAATGCCCCGTTTGTGATCAACGCAGATAGAAGCACTTATTTGGTTGATACCTATGAAGGCGAGATCGTCGATGGGCTTTGGCTTATCGAGATTGATAAGTTAGTCAGCATCCGAGAGCTGGTACGTTTTCCCGGAGGAAGAATACGTGTTGAGAATGGGAAATCATCATTTGAATGCCAATCAAGTGACATCGTAGTTTTAGGCAAAGTGATCACCCGAACCGAATACCTTTAAGGCATGGAATGGCGATAAACAAATTACCCAATGGGAAATGGCAGGCACAGGTTTTCCCAAACGGCCGTGACGGCAAAAGGATTCGCCGCCAGTTTGCGACGAAGGGTGAAGCGCAATCCTATGAGAAGTTCGTAAAAGAGCAGGCTCAAGATAAGCCCTGGCTGGGAGAAAAAGCAGATAAGCGGCGGGTAATTGAGCTGGTTGAATTGTGGTTCAACACGCATGGCATTACGTTGGCGGATGGTGAGAAGCGGCGAACCACGATGGCGTTCGCCTGCGAAGCAATGGGAAACCCACTCGCAACCGAGTTTAACGCGAAAATTTTTGCGTCATATCGTGAGCAGCGGTTAAGCGGGAAGATCACTCGCTCCACTCGAGTGAAGACGGTTACGCCTCGCACGGTAAATCTAGAGTTGGCATATTTCAGGGCGATGTTTAACGAGCTGCGCCGGTTGGATGAATGGACCGCGCCAAATCCGTTAGAGAACGTACGCGAGTTTAAAATCAGTGAATCGGAGATGGCGTATCTCACCATTGAGGAAATCAGAACCCTCCTCACCGAATGTGAGAACAGCCGCTCCAAAGACCTAACAACCATTGTAAAAATCTGCCTGGCAACTGGCGCCCGATGGAGTGAGGCCGAAGGCTTGAAGGGAAACCAAATCCGAGCCGGTCAAATTATCTACGTAAAAACTAAAGGTAAGAAAAACCGAGCGGTGCCAATAACTGAGAAATTACAGGCTGATCTGCCATCCAGCAGGAAAGCACTGGTGCTCTTTAAACCTTGTTACTCAGCCTTTAGGAAGGCCATGCAACGTGCTGGCATCGAGACACCTGCTGGTCAGCTCACGCACGTTTTACGCCACACTTTCGCCTCCCACTTCATGATGAATGGCGGCAATATACTTGTGCTTCAACGGATATTGGGGCATACAGATATTAAGGTAACGATGAGGTATGCGCACTTTGCTCCGGATCACTTGTCCGAGGCGATGTTATTGAACCCTTTAAATGGTATAGAGAAATTTTGAACATGGCGTAAGCTGATGCCTCATATTACAAATAGTATTTCCCTGCAAGCTTACATTTATAGTTTTCTTAGGTATAAAAATACCCACCTAATTAACAAAATAAGAGAATATAGAAGCTAACACTGCCAACTCTAAAATATTCACTTAATTAATAATGCATCAAGACTCAAAAAATAGTGCATACACTTAAAAAATTTGCTAAAGCTAATAAGGAAATGACTAATGCAAACCGAACGTTATCCATCAGAATTAGTAATTTCGCTTCATGACTTTAATACGTCAGGGTGGAAAGAGGCAATTGCTCAAGTTAGTCGGGAAGGCTATTCCGCGATGTGGCAAGCTCTATCAAACGCTGCACGTACCGCAATTGAGGAGGGCCGTAGAGAACATAGTAAGGTGCTTTGGCTACTAGCTGATGCTTGTTCAATGATGCTTTATCCATCGAGTTCAAATGAACCTTTCAAGCCTTTTGCTGTATTACATGACCGTAGGTCAATCATCCCTGATGACATGTCTGATTCAGATATTGAATTCTTTGCAGAGATACTTGATGAAGTTGATAATGACTGGTTGAGGGCTCGTTTAAGCGATTTGATATGGTTAAAAATCAAACCCCGTAATACTAAGTTTGCTTTAGAAGCTATAGATGCCTATAGCCGTCTTCCACTCGATACAGATACATGGATACACGGGGGACGTGATTGTTGGCCCCGTGCCTTAAAATTAGTTCAAACGTTAAAAAAAGTATCTGGAGACAGAATTCATCAAATTGAAACTGAGATTATTACCGCCCTATTAAAAACAAGACAAAAGGATGGTTACTTAGGGCTCTGGTTAGCTGATCTTCTAAAGTCAAACCGCCTAGGATTATCCAATAAAACGGCTATATCGAAGAAACTTGAAACATTGGCTCGCGAATTTGATGTTGAAGGAGATTTACACAGAGCGAGAGACTATTTTGCTAGATCTGCCGAGTGGTACAAGTCGATACCTGATGTAGTCAAAGCAGCAGAAATGACAGTATTAGTAGCAGAAGGTTGGGTTAAAGAAGCAATAGCACGCGCTACCTCAGAAAACTCCAGCTACATGGTAGCAGCTAGTTTTTATGAGAATGCTATTCAAACATATAGAACGATCCCTCGAGTTGAAAGAGCTACATATCAGGTGGATAAGCGAATTTCTGAGTTACGAGTCCATTTGGCCGATTCAGGAGAAAGAGCTGTTGGAGAGATGGGTATCATTCAAAGTCCTCCGGTTGACATCACAGAAATAGTTGAAAAGGCAAGGACAACCGTAGCAGGTAAGTCTGTATCAGAAGCGCTGCTCGCATTTGTGGAATTGCATCGTGGAGCAAATGAAGAAGAGTTGCACGAAAGTACATTAAAAAGAATGCGTGCACATCCTTTACAATCGTTATTTCCTTTAACAATGATAAGCCGTGATGGAAGGGTAATTGCTAAGCGTCCTGCAATGAGTTTAGGTGCAGAATTAACAAGCGATGACGAAATTGCGATTCGAGCAGAGATGATTCGTAATTATGGCTATCTTGTCGGTGTTGTAGTTCAAACTAGCATCTGGCCTGCACTTGAAGTACTTCTTATTGAACATCGTTTGCGTGAATTCGATTTTATTGAATTAGCACGTCAATCACCTTTTGTTCCCAAAGAACGAGAAAATCTTATAGGAAAAGCACTATATGCCGGTTACGAACGAGACTTCGTTACCGCACTCCACTTGTTGATCCCGCAAGTTGAGCACTTAGTACGAGTGCATCTTAAACAAGCCGGAGCAAAAACCTCCAACCTCGATAAAGATGGAATTGAGACTGAAAACGGAATGAGCACACTTATTGATTTGCCAGAGGCAAAACAGGTGTTTGGTAAAAATCTTACTTTTGAATTCGATTCTTTATTCTGTAGCCCTTTTGGGCCAAATTTACGAAATGAATTGGCTCATGGATTATTGGATGAGGATGGATGTAATACCCCATTTGCTATTTATGCTTGGTGGCTGATATTAAGATTAACTGTCGTTGCATGGTGGAATGCTGCTAATCCCACTCCTGAAAATGAGGCAAACAGTAATTAGCAATTATTAATGATGGGTAACTAATCCCAACATATAGTTGGGCAATTGAAAATACAAAAATTTCAAAATGCCAACTGGTTGAGATTGTAAGCTTATCCCCATTCTCTAATAAAGGTCCAAATCATTGCAGCTAAGGATAATTGGCAGCAAAGTGGCAGCAGAGCGCAACGCTATGTGCCACTTTTCATCACTATTCGGCCTAAAGAAAACATAAAAATCAGTAAGTTACTGATTTTACTCGCTTCAAATTGGGACTCATAATCGCTTGGTCGCTGGTTCAAACCCAGCAGGGGCCACCAAATTTAGCGATGAAAATCATGCAGTTAAGCCACCTTTTGAGGTGGCTTTTTTGTTTGTCATTCATAGTGGCGATCAAATGGCGATACGTTTTCTAA